AAACTCTTTCAGCAAGCATTTCCTGATTGAGTGTCATCTTTCTCCTGAGTGTTGGCCCCTGCTTGACAGGGGTCTTTTTTTTGCTATACTTGTATCCGTTGTCGTCGAACACAGCACTGCCGTTTAGTTAAGTATCTTGCTTTTTCCAAAGAACGTGGGAATGTTTTGGAAAGAGGTTCGACCAAGGTACTTAATTAAGCGGCTTTTTTGTTTCTACGGCATCCGTCAGGGCGCGTTAGCTATGGTTTGTATGGACTGAACCCAAGAAACACGGGGCTTGCTACACCCGCAAGATAACCCCACTAGCCTGTCAACGAGGGACTAGGGTAGACAGAGTGAAAGCGGTGGGACAAGCGCTCTGTTGGATGAATCGTTGCCTTATGGGTTTACTAGGGGGGTCATTGATTGACCCTTTGGGTAGGGAAGGATACCGTTGCTATCCACCCTTGGGGAAGCTATGTTTAAAAAATAGTTGACACAGATGTAAAACTATGAGATACAATGTGGCTGTGGATAACCCGTAAGGGCCTGCTATGGTGGTGAACCACCCAGTTGCTCGGCTGAAACCGAGAAGCTGAGGCCTGTCAATGGTGACAGATAACCGAGGCGTTAAAACCTTAATTTTCTGGAGTAATCATCATGGCTACTGGTATCGCTACCGCCTTTGTCACGCTATTTGACGCTGAAGTCAAACAAGCCTATCAAGCTGAATCTATGTTGCGTAACGCAGTTCGTCTGCGTACTGGCGTAGAAGGCTCAACATACAAGTTCCCCAAAATCTCTGCTGGCGCTGCTGTTGCCCGTGGTTCGTTGTCTAGCGATGTGACCGCCCTTGGCATCACCTACGCTCAGGCTACCGCCACAATGAGCGACTGGGTTGCTGCTGAGTACACCGACATCTTTGGTCAAACCAAGGTTAACTTTGACGAGCGCTCAGAGCTGGTTCAAATCGTTGGTAAGTCTATTGGCCGTCGTTCAGACCAGTTGGTTCTGACTGCTTTGGACGCTGCTTCTACTAGCCTGACCGTTGGTACGGACATTGGCGGCACGGGCACTAACCTGAACTTGGACAAGTTGCTCGAAGCCAAGCGCCTAATGGACGCTGGTAACGTGCCTGCTTCAGACCGTTTCTTTGTGATCCACGCAAACAACCTGGCTGGTCTGTTGGCTGAGACCAAAGTTACCTCTAGCGACTACGCTAACGTTAAGGCGTTGGTTCAGGGTCAAGTTGACACGTTCATGGGCTTTAAGTTCATGACTATGGGTGACTTGGCTGAAGGTGGTTTGCCATTGGCAACTGGTGTGCGTACAAACTACGCGTTCCACAAGTCTGCTATTGGCTTGGCCGAGAGCCTTGGCCCTAAGACTGAAATCAACTATGTGCCACAGAAGACCTCATGGTTGGTCAACTGTATGTACTCTGCTGGTTCAGTTGGCATCGACGGTGCTGGCATTGTTGAAGTTTCTTGCACCGAATAATCGGTAGCTAGTAACGGGGGGTTCCTGCGGGTCAGGGACTCCCCATTTTTGGATGTGAGGACAAGATGGCCATTGGCGATACAGCGTTAACAGTCTGCTCAGACTCCCTACTATTGCTAGGGGCGCGACCAATCAGTTCTTTTACTGAAGGGACAGACGCCGCTAATTTGTGCGACCGACTCTATCCAGGCATCAAGAAGTCAACTTTGCAAAGCTACCATTGGGGCTTTAGCTTTAAAACAGCTCAGTTGGCGAGAACAATCAATACCCCCGTAAACGAATATCTGTACGAATACGCCTTGCCATCTGATCGGCTAGGGTCTGTGTATCGCGTTTACAACAGCAGAAGCGTAGGCGCTCCAACGGTCAAAGACTGGGAGATTATGGGCGACAAGCTGCTTGCCAATTACGAGACTGTTGTTGCAGATTACCAATTTTTGATGGATGAAGCGGCTATGCCTGCTTACTTCATTCAGCTACTCAAATACATGATGGCATGGCACTTAGCCGAGCCTATTACTGACCAGATTGCAAAGACTCAATACTGGCAGTCTGTTGCCATTGGCTCTCCAAGCGAAAACAGTCGTGGCGGGTATTTTCGTACCGCGTCAGGCATTGATGGCCAAGGCAACCCAACGCAAGCATTTGAAGACTTTAGCTTGATTGATGTGAGGTTCTAATGACCCGCATAGTTCAAATACAGACGAACTTTGCTAGCGGCGAGATTGATCCGTTGCTTCGTGCGCGGGTTGACATGGCGCAGTACCAGAACGGCGCAGAACGGCTTGAGAACGTCTTGGTGCAACCGCAAGGCGGGGTACGCCGCAGAGGCGGCATGAAGTACCTCTATGAGCTTCCTGCTGGCGCTAATCCGCAAAACGGCACACGCATCATTGCGTTTGAGTTTAGCGTGGCTGACCACTATATGTTAGTGTTCACTAACCAGCGGATGTACATCTTTAAAGATCGGACGCTGATAACCAATATCAACGGCACGGGCAACGACTACCTTGCTGTTACGGCTGTCACAAGCGACATCTTATCCACAATGTGCTGGACTCAAAGTGCTGACACATTGATTGTCACGCACAAAGACATCAACCCTGTACGCATTGTTCGCAACGCTACTGACTCATCTTGGACTGTTAGCAATTTAGCGTTTGACAGCATCCCCAAGTATGCGTTTACGTTGTCACTTAGCAACCCTGGGGCAACGCTTACGCCATCAGACGTTAGCGGTAGTATCACCTTAACGGCTAGCACGGGCGTGTTCTCTGCTGGATCTGTTAATCAGTACATCAACGTTGCTCCTCAAGGTCGGTGTCGCATTGTCTCTTATATCAGTACCACCAAGGTCGAGGCTGTAACTGAAATACCATTGTTCAGTACGGATGTTATTGCAAGCGGCGGTTGGGAGTTAGAAGCTGGTTACGAGGACGTTTGGAGCGCGACAAGAGGGTGGCCTCGCACTTGCACGTTCCATGAGGGGCGCTTGTTTTTTGGCGGGTCTAGGTCGCGTCCATCAACAATGTGGGGCAGCAAGGTTGCCTTGTTTTTTGACTTCAATCCTGACCAAGCGTATGACGATGACGCCATTGAAGCAACACTAGACACCAACAGCTTGAACATTATCACGGACATGATCTCTGGTCGTGACTTGCAAGTGTTTACAACTGGTGGCGAGTTCTTTGTCCCGCAACAAGGCTTAGAACCAATCACGCCAGCTAACTTCTTTGCAAAAGCTGTGAGCCGTAATGGTTCCCGCGAGGGCATTCGAGTTCAGCAGTTGCAGTCTGGTACGTTGTATATCCAGCGCCAAGGCAAAGCCTTAAACGAGTTTCAGTACAACGACACAACTTTGTCGTACATCAGCACCAGCATTAGCTTGTTGTCTAGCCATTTAATCAACAATCCGATTGAACTAGCATTACGCAAAGCTAGTAGTACAGAAGAGTCCGACTCGCTGTTGATGCTAAATGGCGACGGCACGATTTCAACTTACTCAATCTTGCGTCAGCAAAACGTGGTTGCGCCAAGCCGCATCATTACTAATGGCGACATCAAAGATGTGGGTGTTGATATTGAAGACATTTACACCGTAACGAAGCGAACCTTTGATAGTGTTGATCGGTACTTCATTGAGGTTATTGACGACGCTAGCCTTACGGACTGTTCGTTCCAAGGCGGCGCGGCATCTGGTGCGTCTAGCTTGCCGCATGAGGGCGCGTCCATAAACATCATTGCCGACGGTAATGTGTTGGCGGATGAGGTCGTTACTAGCGGCGCTGTGACTTTTGACCGAGCTAGCACCACTAGCTATGAAGTTGGGCTAGGCTTTAACGTCGTCATCAAAACGCTACCGTTTGAGCCGCGAATGTCGGTCGGTGTGCGTACTGGTTTTAAGAAGCGCATATTAGAAGTCAACGCCATCTTGTATGAAACACAGCATTTGATTATCAACGACGTGCTTGTTCCTATTCGGACACTAGACACAGCGGGTACATTAGACGCATCAACTATTGAGTTTACGGGTACTAAGGTAATCAACGGGTTACTTGGTTACACTAAAGACGCACAAATTACGGTAAGCCAAAACTTGCCATTGAAGCTGACTTTGCTTGGACTTGAGTTCAAGATGTCAGTCTACGGGGGAACATAAATGGAAATAGCAACACTACAAGCGATTGCTACCGTTGTTAGCGTGGTGTCCTCAATGGAGGCTTCTTCAGCGCAAGCCGAGCAGCAAAGGATGCAAGCGAGGCAAGCCGAGCTAGAAGGCCGCCAAAATGCTTTAAATTACAACCGCCAAGCCTATGGCGTATTGGAGCGTCAACAGCAATTAGCAGCAGCAGTAAGAGCAAGAGCTGCCTCTGGTGGCGTTGACCCTCTTACAGGTAGCCCAATGACTATTCAGCAAGTGGATGCAATTAAAGCTGGCGAAGAATATAAGATTGGCAAAGAAAATGCACAAATGGCAATCTACGGCGGTTTAGCTCAATCACAAAGTTTGCAATCTGCCGCAAAAACAACCCAGACTCTTGGTATATTGAACTCCGCTGTAAAAAGCGCAGAGGGATATATAGCTTACGACGCGGCAAAAGTTCCTAAAACATCAAAAGTCGACGGCTACGCAACGTCAGGGCCTTTCTAATGGCAACATTACCACGTTATCAAAACTTAGGCATACAGTACGCTAACTTGCCTAGAGTGTCTACGGCTGCACAGGAAGCAAAAGTGCAGGGCTTTGATTCATTAAGCCGCAGCTTAGATCGTATGAACTCATACTTTCAAAGCCAAGCTGAAACCGAAGCTAAGAAGCAAGCTAAGAAGTATGCGATTGAAAACCCGCCAACGCAAGACCAGTTAGATTTGGCGCTCCAATCTGGGCAAGCCCCTAAAATTTCTGGAGCTGGTAGCATATTTCAAGAAGAGTATGACAGGCTAACAGCATACAGCTTGTCCACAGAGCTTGGCTTAGAGGCTAAAAGCAAGTTAGCTCAGTTGCAGGCGCGAATTGATGCTGGCGAACTTTACGATCAGCAAAAATTAAAAGCTGACATGGATGATATGGTTGATGGGTACTCATCCACAATCATGGCTTTTGACCCTGAGCGCTCTCTTCAGTTTAGGGCTTCTTTAGTTGAAAGTTCGCGCAACGTATTCAAGTCGGCAACAGAGGCGCAAATTAAAGCAATGCGCCGCGACCAACAGGTTAGGCTTGATGGGCATCTAAGAAATGTGCCTACGCTAATAAGCTCCGCCTTAAAGTCTGTTGGCGAAATAAACGTAGACACTGGAAAGCCAGTTGATGTAAACAAGAAAATTGAAGAGCTAGCTTCTGGTTTTGCGGCTTATGACCGAGCCGTTGAGGGGTCTGATTACCTAAGCAAGTTTTACGAGCTAAGAGACAAGGAAGTAAATCAGTTTTTAGCTGATACGGTAATGGATGATGAGTTTGCTAGCAACGACATGGAGCGTCAACGCAAACTAGCTGCGGGGGATTTTGGTGAAAAATCTGTTCTGTGGAACGGGTTGAGCGCTGAAAACAAAAAAGCAGTAATGGAAGCCGTGTCTGCAAAGATTGAGTTTAAGAACAAAACACAGGCGTCGTATTTAGCTCAAGAACAATTTACTGCTGACGCAATTTTGCGTGAAATTTATATGGCTCCAGATGTGGGGACTCAGCGTAATTTGTTTAAGAAACTAGAGGACACAGCCGCCTCGCCGTCAACTATTTCTGCCGCAAGAAACCATATAGATGCAAATGCTTCCGACGGCCCCAAGTATGATGATTTAGAGGCCATTGGCGATTTAAACCGCGAAGTCCAAGCTGGTACTGCAACTGTCGCAGATGTCGATGCGGCTTTGCGAAGTGGTCAAATTACAAGGGCAACAGCAAGGACATTTACGCTATCAATTACCGACCCCAAGCCAGCGGTGACAAATGGTATTGCCCTGATCCGAGGCGCTGTAAACATTCAGCAGGCAGACTTGCCGCCAGACATTGAAAACGCAGCCGCCAGAGCTATTGCTGTCAAAATTTACAACGAAGGCAGCATTCAGCTCCGCACTTTTGCTAACACGCCAAACGAAAAAGGCGATTTACCCACAAGAGCTGAAATCCAAAAAGAAGCGCAGTCAATTGCAAACGAAGCAAAAAGTGCAATGTTGCCTGTTTTTGCGCCTGTTTTAGAAAGTGCCAAAAGAAGCGTAACAACCTTTTTGCCAAATGAGTTTAAAAACATAAATCTTGAAAACGATCAAGAGTTTAAAGCGGCAATTGCTAGTATGGTTAAGAAAAAGGTTGACTCATCGTCCATTAACATTTTAATAAGCGGTCGCAAGAACTACTTGAACTTGCTTAAACTGGTGGCTGAAAGGACTCCTGATGCAAACAATTGATCCCGCATATCTTGACCAAGAGTTTATCGAAACGCCTGGAGTCATGGAGGGTTTGCTTGAGGGCGCGGTAGCAAGCGACGATAACTACTACATCAAAGACAACGAGAACGGCACAGAGTCTGTGTTTTACTTTACGGACAGCGGTACGCCTTTTTACTTGGGTGATCGAGACAATATGCCGATGGCTGGCAACTTGGGTGGAGCCGAGCCAGAGGCTTTGCCAATGGAAGCTCCTGCTGGTAGCGAATCTGTAACTCCCGCAGAGTTCGGAATGGATGTGGCAAACTTTGCTAAAGGTGTTGCTACTGGGTTCTTAGGGCTTCCTGGCGACATTGCGGCTATTGCCAACGGGTTGTATGAGATTGGTGCGCGTGGCGGTGATGTTAGTCGTACACAGGCATTTCTAACTGGCCTGCAAGAAGGCACTTTTTTGCCAACGACGGAAAGCATAAATACATGGGTTGATGAAAACGTCCCCTTGCCTGACCGCATGAAAACTTCTCAGCCAGAGGGTGTACCAGACACTATGGTGCGCGGTGTTGTTGACCCACAAGCAGAAGGCCCTATTAACGCAGAGGGCACGGCTGCGCCTTATATTGGCAACGTAACTGGGACGATGGGTGAGCTTGTCGCCCCAGGCGGGTTGGCCACAATGGTTGCTAAAGGTGCGGTCAAAGGTGGCAAGGCGGCGTCCAAGTTAAAAAGTGCGGCTAAACCATTGGCAGGGACGGCGGCAACGACTACAATGGACAAAGAGCAAAAGGCTAAATAATGATTGATAAATCCCTGTCAAATCGGGTTGGTCAAATGTTGGGGGAGCAACAGGATACCCCGACTGATGACGCTCTTAGCCGATTGATGGACTCTAGCGCTGACAGCATAAAAGTCAGCGAAGGCGTCCAAGTTGCTAGCCGTACTGGTCTTATCGGAAGCGTCGTTGAAGGCGTTGCCGAAATGTTTGATCGCGGCACAAAAGTCACAAAGCAGGGCTTAAAAAGCGAAGAAGAGCTTGCGCGGATTGCCGCTGAAAATGCAGACCAAATTGCTGACATTGAACGTGTTGCCGCTGAGACCGCTGCAAAGGCAAAAGAGGCTGCCGAGCTAGAAGCCAAAAAGTTAGGCAAAGATGCGGCGGCTCAAAAGCGCAAAGCTACGCGAGCAGAAAAAAAGCTAGCTCAAGAGCAGGCAAAAATTGACCCCACGCTTGAGCCAGTAGCCAAGCCAGTAGATGAGGCTCTTGCGGCTGACAAGCCGTTAGACGCTTCGTTAGAGGTTGCGCCTACACCAAAGCCTACGCTTGACCAAGCGCCGCTAGACAAGCCGCAGATCATGCCCAAGATAGATGCCAAAAAGGTTGAGTCCTTTATGTCTGGCACGTTGGACGATGCTGATGCGCCTATTAGCGTCAGTTGGACTAATATCAAAGAGCCAGAAGACGTTGAGTATGTCTTTCGGAAAACGCAAGAATTGTTTGAGGCAGAATCTACTGCGGCAAAACGTGGCGTCATTACTGATGCCCAAGCTGATGACTTAGCTAAGTCACTAGCTGAAAATTACAACATGGAAGCCAGTCTGATTAAACAGCAGATTGGCACAACATACAACGTGGAGCAAATGAAAGCGGCTAACGCCGTGGTTGTTTCTTCTGCGCGTAGTCTGCAAAAGACTATGGACGAGATTAAAGCCTTGTCTGCCGTTGGTCAGACAGATGAGGGGCTTCTTGTCAACTTTGTTAACCAGCTTAACACCCATGCCGCTGTTCAACTAAACTTTAAAGCCGCAAAGTCTGAGACTGCCCGTGCTTTGAGGGCGGCTAGGACGTTTACTGATGACGCAGGGCTTGTAGACCTTAGCGCCTTGTCCAGCCATGTATCCGAGCTTGGTGGGGCAAACAACATCAAGAAAATGATGCAGGCGTTTGACTCACTAACGCCCTCTCAAAAAGCTGTGTTTGCTCAACGCGCTGGCGGCAAAATGAAGGTTCTTGGCAATGCCTGGAAAGACATCTACCAAACATCTTTAATCTCAGCTCCCGCTAGTTTTGAGCGAGCGTTGTTTGGCAACATGATGCTATCACTAATGCGTGGCGTTGACTCTGCGTTTGCCGCAACAACTGTAAAAGCTGTTGACGTGCCTTATTTGGCGGTAAAGGGCTTGTTTAAATCTGGCTCGAAAGAGTCCGAGGATTATGTTGTAGCTAGCGAAGCCATGATTGAAATGGCTACTTTCTTCACGTCAGCACCTCGCGCATTTAAAGCGTTTGCTCAAACATTCAAAAGCGGATTGCCGACCTACAAAGCGGGAACTAATCCAGACGTTGAAAGGTTGCCAGCAATTGGAAAGCAGTTATTTAAAAACCCAGAAGACCCAATGGCCACGGCTGTTGACTACGTTGGTAAAGTTATTACGCTTCCAAATCGAACAATGATGGCGATTGATGATGGCGCAAAAGCTGTCTTGTCTCAGCAAGAGCTACGCAAGCTAGCAGCTAGGCAGGCAATCATGTCTATCAAAGGCGGTGCAAATATTGAAGACAGCTTGCTAGTGATGGCAAAAAACATCGTAGACCCTTCACCAGAAGTGTTGGCCATGGTGGATAAGGCGGCAAAAGACGGCACATTGCAGGCTGATCTAGGGAACATTGGTAAGTTCTTAATGAAGATGCGAAGCAGTTTAGACGACACTGCGGGCGGCCTGCCTCTTGGTACGATGCTTGCGCCATTTATTAAGACGGTGCTTAACGCTCAAAAACAAATCCTTGCTAGAACTCCAATGGGCTGGGTTATGAAAGAGGTTAGGGATGAATTTGCCGCAGGAGGAGCTAGGCGTCAACTTGCTTTAGGGAAGATGCACTCAGGCGCGGCGTTTATGGGGTTTTCTTTTATGGCGGCAATAAACGGCCAGATCACAGGGGCAGGCCCGACAAATCCAAAACTAAAAAAGCAAATGATGGAGCAAACTGGGTGGCAACCTTTTTCAATAAAAGTTGGCGGCACCTATTACTCATACGCTGGTCTTGAGCCAATTGGCGGCTTGCTTGGCGTTGCCGCTACTCTTGCTGAAGTCGGCGTTGTTTACGGCAAAGATGACGATGAAGACTGGTCAAATTTGCTTTTGTACTCAACTTTGTTGCCATTTAAATATATTGGCGAGCTTCCGTTTATGGAGGGCATGGGAAACTTTGTCGGGGCTGTGGAGGCGCTTGGTCGCGACCCGTCTGGTGAAGAGGCGAACAAAGCTTTAAATAAGTTTTTTGGCGGCTATGCTCGAAACATGGTCGGTGGCGTTACTCCTGTTCCAATGCCATATAGCGGCTTGCTGCGTCAAATAGAGCGCACGATGGATCCTACTCTTAGCGAAGTCAGAACAGACCCTAGCTTAGACGGCGCGGCGCAGCTTGTTGATTTTGGTTTTAGGTCTTGGGCGTCAGGCACTCCAATCTTGTCAGAGTTCATAAAGTCAAGACGCAACGACTGGGGAGACGTTGTTGAAGTTGGTGAAATTGGTGTTAGCCAATGGCTTATACCTTTTTTCAAGTCAGAAGAAAAGATGGACTTAATATCAAAAAAGTTGATTGAGCTTGGCGTAGAGCGAGGCAAGCCAGTTTTGCCAACAACAGGAAAAACCATCAACAACATTAAGTTAAATGACAACGAGTTCTCCGACCTGAAGCTGATAATGAATCAGGTTTTGATTGACGGGAAAACTTACAAGCAAAAAGTTGCTGAAGTTGTTGCCGACAGGGCTTTAGAAACAAACGCCAAGCAGTTTGCTGGCATATCAAGCGAGCTTTCTTCCGTGAACTCTGAATACAAGAAAGCCGCCTGGAACTCTCCAGAGTTTATGAGTTCGTATCCAGATGCTTACACCCAAATAAACAAGAATCAGATTCGGGCTGACCTGCACTACGACAAAGTTAAACGCGAACCAAAGGTGAATTAAATGGCATATCCTATTAGTGACGTAACACGACGCATAGTCTATTCAGGCTCTGCGGGTATTGGCCCGTATAGCTTTGCTTTTGAGGTGCTTGCACAAACCGACATTGCGGTTTACAAGAACACCACACTTCTGACGATTAGCACAGACTACACAGTCACCATTGGTGTGGATGGCACAGGTAGTATCACGCTAGTCGTGGCGGCGACTGGTGCAGACCAGATCACCATTGTTGGCGACCGTGCGGTGGCGCGTAGCACCGACTTTGTGACTGGCGGCGACTTGTTTGCCAACAGCTTGAACGACGAGTTTGACAGCTTAGTAATCTTTGCTCAACAAGTTAAAGAAACTGCCGACCGTGGACTGAAGGCGTCAATCACAGACCCAACCGATGTCAACATGACTTTGCCTGCAAAAGCAGATCGCAAGGGTAAGGTTCTAGCGTTTGACTCAACAACGGGTGATCCAGTATCAGGCCCAGCGCTAGATTCAATGATTACGGTTATCGCTCAGTCCGCCAACATAAACACGGTGGCCGACAACATTGCTGACGTTAACACCGTAGCTGACAACACATCTAACATCAACATTGTTGCGGGTGTTTCTAGCGACGTAACAACTGTCGCGGACATATCTACCGACGTTACTGCCGTTGCGGGTGACCAGGTTGATATAGGCATAGTGGCGACAAACATTGGCGATGTCAGCATAGTAGCTGGAGTGTCTGGCAACGTCACAACGGTTGCGGGCATAAGCGGCGACGTGACTGGTGTGGCGGGTAACACAACAAACATCAACACGGTGGCTAGCGTATCTCCCAACGTCACCACAGTTGCTGGCATATCAGGCGACGTGACTACGGTTGCGGCAATTGACTCTGATGTGACCGCTGTTGCAGGCGTAAATGGTGATGTAACAACAGTTGCTGGCATTGCAGGCAATGTCACAACAGTAGCTGGTGTGTCGGCTGATGTAACAACAGTTGCTGGCATCGACACAGAGGTCACTGCCCTAGCTGGGGTACAGACTGAAATAGAGGCGCTGTACGCAGAGCTAGGCAACATTGCTACCAAGGTATCAAAGACATCAGATACAGGCTCTGCTGTCCTGCCAGCAGGCTCTACAGCTCAACGTGACGGCTCACCATCTGCGGGTTACTTGCGGTGGAACAGCGACGACACAAGCGCAGAGGTTTACGACGGGTCTGCATGGGCAGCGGTTGGTGGTGGCAACAGCACTACTGAGGGCTTGTACGAGATGGCTAATACCATCAGCGCAAACTACACCATCGGCACAGGCAACAACGCCATGAGCACAGGCCCTATTACAATTAACAGTGGTGTTTCAGTTACAGTACCATCCGGCTCACGCTGGGCAATTATTTAAGGGATTAACATGGCTATTGTTATAAACGGAACAGGTGTCATCACAGGCGCTGCTGGTATTGGTACTGGTGGTAGTGGTCAAAGTGTGTTCTTTGAGAGTGATAAGACGATTACGGCTGACTACACCATTGGCTCGAATAAGAACGCTATGAGTGCAGGCCCAATTGAGATTGCGGTTGGTGTTACGGTGACTATTCCAGTTGGTTCAGATTGGAGCATTGTATGAGTACGCTACGGGTAAATAATCTGACTAATCAGGCTAATGACGGTGGTATTGACTTTGCTGTTCAGCCTGTTATTGACGGCTTGGCTAAGGCGTGGGTGAACTTCAACGGTACAGGTACTGTTGCTATTAGGGCTAGTTACAACGTGAGTTCGATTACGGATAACGGAAGTGGTGACTACACAGTGAACTTTACGACTGCAATGCCGGATGCAAATTATTCTGCGGTTTGTATGGTAAGTACTAACAACGTAGAAGCTGGAGGCAGAAGCGGAAACGTAATGATGATTCTTAATTCCACCGCTCCTACGGCATCAGCATTTAGAGTCATAAATTTATTTGGCGCAAGTAGTTCGACTGTCTCAGGTAACGGAGATGTAACTTACTCAAATATTTCCATCTTCCGCTAAAGGTTAATTATGTCAACATTAAAAACAAACAAGATAACAACCACGGCTGGCGTAGAGGTTTATACAGCAAAGGCATGGGTTAATTTCAATGGCACTGGGACGGTGGCTATTAGGGCTGCTGGTAATGTTAGCTCTATTACCGATAACGGAACTGGGGACTACACGGTGAACTTTACTACTTCTATGGTTGATGCAAATTATTCGTTAATGGGGTATGTTGGCTTGGATTCAGGCGTTGTAGACGGTAATGGGGCGATTGTTAGCAATAAATCGTCTACTCCGTCCACCTTGTTTACGACAACGAGTGCCAGATTTAAAACTATGCGGGTCGACAGCATTTTGATAGACGCAGAAACTTGTTGTATCTCAATCTTCCGCTAAGGACTAATTATGAGTAAACTAAAACTAACAACCCTAGCGACCCAAGATGACAGCGCAAGCGTACCAGCAGACACAATTGTCAACGGCACTGCAAAGGCTTGGGTTAATTTTAACGGTACAGGGACAGTGGCGATTCGCAGGGCTTTCAATGTAAGTAGTGTTACTGATAACGGGACTGGCGACTATACTGTTAACTTTGCTACGGCTATGGTTGATGCAAATTATTCAGTTATAGCCACGTCTGGTTATCATACTGTTACATGGGGTTTGATTTACTTTAATGCCGCTTTTACAAGTTCAGCCTGTAGATTTATTACAACAAGCCCATCTGAAAGTGATGCAGACAACCAAATAGTTTGCGTTACCATCTTCAGCTAATTTTTAAAAGGAACCATCATGGACAACAAACGAATTATCTTCTCAAATGACGAAGGCGGTGTCTCAATCATCGTCCCAGCACCCGGCGCAACACTAGAGCAATGTCTCAAGGCAGTGCCTGCTGGTAAAGACTACAAAGTGGTAGATGTGGCTGATGTGCCCTCTGACCGAACATTCCGTAACGCATGGGAGATGAACTAATGATTACCGTTAACACAACCAAGGCTAAAGCAATTGCCCACGATGTACGCCGTGCTGCCCGTTCAGCCGAGTTTGCACCATTGGACATCAAGGCAA